GTAAGCTCGTTCTGGTCGTTTCCTTCGCTGGGGGCGGCGTGGATGTAGGCCGGTCCCTGGAACTGGACCGGGTAGTGTGCCTGCTGGATCGAGAGCACCTCCCAGCGGCCGCCGCCCGGCACGTCGTAGGTCTTTATGGCCCAGCCGCGCGCGCCCTGGGGAGCGGCAATGCTGCGCGTGGGATCGTGCACGGTGATACAGAGTCGCGTGCGGCAGTTGTAGGGGTCCTGGGCGGCAGGCTGGGCGGCCAGCAACTTCGCCTGGGCCGGCACGCCAGGCAGCAGCGGTGTGAGAAGCTGGATTCGCCCGATAAGCGGCGCAGCCGCCGGCAACGGTGCCGACTCATGGCGCAGGCGGGCCTGCGAACGGGCCAGGGATTCGGCGATGCGGCGTAGTGGGTGCATGATGGGTTTCAGATCGCGGAGAGGGTGAGCGTGCGGTGAGGCGGCAGGGCGAGCGTGCCGTCCTGCGGCGCACAACGCACCAGGTCGATGCCGCTGGTGAAGGTGGCCAGTCCGGCCGGATCGGCCAGCTCCCAGCCCGAACCGTGCAGTTCGGCGTTGGTGATCGTGCACGGCCGGTCGATTTCCAGGCGGCCCGAGCCGGAGATTTTCAGGTTGGTGATCGTGCCGGTCGAGGCGTATCTGGCCCGGGCGCGGTAGATGGTCAGATTGGTCACAGCCGCGGTGCCTTCTATCAAGAGGCGGCCGGCGTAGGCGTTCAACGTGGTGACGCCGGAGCGGGTCTGGAGCAGGCCGTCGACCAGTTCCACGCTGTCGAGGGTCACGTTTGGGCCGGCCAGCAGGTTACCGCCGTCGATGGTCACGCCGCCGGAAAAGTTCGCCGAATCCTCGCCGTAGTAGGCCAATCCCACGTCGGCCCCTATCACTCGCAGCACGTTCGAGGCGCTGGTGCCTTTCAGGAGCACGATCGGCAGCGCGGAATCCGGGCGAGCCGAGCGGGTGTGCAACACTTCGCAGTTGGTCTGCACGCTGCCGAAGTCGAGCTTCACCCGATAAGGGCCGTCGCCCTGGCCGTCGCCGATGCGGCATTGGGTGGCGCCGATTTTCAGGTAATGCGGCCTGTACTCGGCGTATCCGTTGGAGTTGCGTCGCGGCAGGCCGAGGTAGCCGGTGAAGCTGCGGCGGATCTCCAGCGAGGCGAGGGTGACGGAGCTTTGGTCGAGCCCGTAGAGAATGGCGTCGGCACAGTCTTCGATAATCACGCTATCGCCGGTGACCGGCACGGCGCCACCCGACCAGTTGGAGGCGGTATCCCAGCAGTTCGGCCCCTGGTTGGCGGTGATGGTCGAAGCAGTGAAGGTCTGGCCGTCGGCCGGCGAGCCGTCGGCTTCGGTGGTGGAGACCGAGACCTCGAACGGCACGCCGGCGGTCTTGGCGGTCAGCTCCACGCAGGTGAATTTATCGGCGGCGGCGATCTCGTCGAACTCCGGGCCGGCCGCACTCCAGGCCGCCACGATGGCGTCGCACACGTCGGCCACCGTGGTGCCGCCGGCGGGGATGTCCAGGGTGCGGTCGCCGATGGTGACTTGGAAGCGGTCGTCGGCTTCGATGGTGCCCCCGGGCGTAAGCCGCACCACCTGGGCCACGGCCGGAGCACCTCCCTCCCAGATTCGAGTGGCCATGTTTTCTCCCTCTAGGTGCCGAAGAACTTGCCGGGGCCGCGACCTGGCGTCGGCCGGCCTCGCCAGGCGGGATCGTGCCAGCCGGCAGGCAGCCCCAGCCAACTGAAGTCGGCCTGCTTGTAAAGGTTGAAGTGGAGCATGTGCGGTTCTTCGCCCGGCGGCAACGGTCGGCCCGTGCCGTCGAGCAGGACGGGCCGGCCGGTCTTGGCGCCCTCGATGTCCTCGGCTGCCACCACCACGGGTCGGGGCGGAGCGGCAGATTCGCCCGGCGAGACGTAAATCGGCTGGTTGTTTTCGTCCACCCGCACGTGGGCATAGCCCTCGTCCGCCACCAGCGTGGGCCGCCAGAGATCCGGGTTGACGATGAAGCGGAAGGTGACTTGCCAGACCGGGGTGTCTTGCCAGTTGACCGGGCCCGTCGCGTCGATGCCTTCGCAGAGCACGCTGTCGACAGGATAGCCCAGGAAGGGGTGGGAGTTTACCTTGCCGATCAGTTCCCAATACAGGCCATCGTGATAGGTGCGCTGCTTGCGGCTGATGGTCACTGTGCGGAGATACTTGTACTGCTTGGGCGGATTGGCGAACCGCTGGCCGGCGCTGTTGAGGATGGGCTTTCCGTCGGCGTCGAAGTGTTCGTAAAACTCGACCGGGCGCGATCCATAGGACCAGGACGGCAGCTCTACGGACTCCTGGCCGGCTTCGGGGGCAGGGAGTGCTGCGCCGGGTGCGGGCTCGTAGCCGATCGCCACTTCCCAGAGGCAGTCGCTCAGTTGGTTGGCCCGCCGGCGGGCGACGCGCAGCGGCCGCTGGGGAGCGAGCGGCCAAGGGTCGCCCAAGCGCGGTATGGCCGGGTGGTCGAGCACCACGAGCGAGGAATCCGTGGCCCGATCCGTCTGCACCAGCAGGCGCAGCGTGGGGAACTGGCCCCTGGCGTTTTCTTCGGACTCTTGGCCGGCGTAGGTCGGCCAGACGCGAACCACACTCATTGCAAGCCCAAATCCTCCACGGTGGCCCAGGGGATGTTCTGGTAGCTGCCGTGTTGTTCGATCAGTTCCTGGATATCGACCAGCCGCATGTCCAGGCGGCTGAGCAGGTTGGTTTGTTGCTGGGCCTCGGCCAGCAGACCGTCGAGCTGCTGTCTGGCGGTGGCCCGGGCCAGCTCGGCGCTGCCGGCCAGCATGGCACGGGGACCTTCGGTCAGCCCGGCGGCGACGGCCGGGCCGCCGGGCGTGCCGCCGGCGGCCGCCCCGGCCAGGTTCTGCTGGCGGCGTTTGAGTTGTTCGAGCTGCCTGCGGAGCCGATATCGCCACTCCCTGGCTTTCTCGCTCCAGGTCCGGTTTTCGCCGGTAAGCCATTGCTTGAACCACCACAACTCGTCCTTGGACTTGGTGGCTTGTTCGGTGATCTGGTCGGTGATGCCCTGGATGCTCTCGGCCACCGTCTCGCTGACCAGCCCGACCTTTTGCAGCGGTTTGACCAGGGCGTTTATCAACTGGGCCAGCATCATCAAAGGCTTCAGGCTTTCGTCCCATAGATACATGAAGGCGTGCGTGAGCACCTCGATGCCGTCGACCAGCTTGTCGAGGACGCCTGGTGTATCGTCGGCCTGGCCCATGGTCTGTTCGAGCCAGAGGGTCATTTGTTCGGACAGCAGGGAGACGTATGGCAGGAGTTTGTAGCCGATCTTCTCGGCCAGGTCGCCCAGGGCGTTTTTCAGTTGCACCATCGGATCGGCCATGGCCCGGGCCGCCCCGCCGAACTCGTTTTTCAACTCGTCGAGAATCACCCGCTGCGCGCTGAGGAGGTCGTTCTGGGCCATGTATTTCTTGATCTGATCGCTCTGCTGCGCCGAAAGGCTCACGCCCACCCGCCGCAAGGCGGAGGCCCCCAGCACCGGGTCGTTGAGGGCCTTGCCCAGTTGGATGATGGTCTGCTTCAGGTCCTGCCCCAGGACGGTCGACATGTCCTGGGCCAGGGAGAGGGCTTCCTTGAAGACGCCGCCCTTGATCTTGGTGAAGGTGGCCAGCAAGGCAGCGGCGCTGATGGTCGTCTCGTCCGAGTAGTTCGACAGGCGCTGGAGTTGGGCGGCGTAGGCCTTTATTTCCTTGGCGCTCAGACCGGCCGCCCCGCCGGTGGCGTTCAACACGGCGGCGAGCTTCTTTTCGGCGTCCAGTTGGCGCTTGGCGGCGGCCACGGCGGCCGAGCCGGCGGCCACCAGGCCCGAGGCGCTCAACAGTCCGCCGAATCCCAGCATTCCGCGCAGCGTTCCGCGCAGCCCGCGGCCCCAGGCGGCCAGGCGCGAGCGCGCGCGGACCAGTGCTGCGCGAAGCTGGCCGTCGTGTGCGCTGAGCTCCACGTAGGCTTTTCCGGCCTGGATACCTCGCAGACTGGGCATGGGTCAGTTGTTCTTTCGGCAATACGCGGCACACAGCGCGGCGATGATGAAATCCGCTCGGCGTGTCACTGCCTTGGTTTGACACCGCCGCAGGGGGTGGATTTGGTTCGGGTCGATCAAATCCCGCCGGCGGGTGCAATGCACGTTGTGCGTGGTGGCCACCACCAGGCAGGTCAGGTCCCAGTCGTGGCGCAGCCGGGCCTCGGCCATGGCGCTTAGCTCGGCCAACGTCAGCCCCGAGGGGTCGGCGCCGCAGATTCCGGCGAGCTGGTAGGCCAGTGTGAGTGCATCAGTGCCTGGTGGATCAGCCGTTCGGTCTCGGCCGGATCGGCCAGGTTGTCCAGCACGCCGTCCGCCTGGTCGAGCAGCTTCCGGGTGGCCGCGACCTGGGCGCTGAGCCGCCTCCGGTCGCGGCGGCGCGGGAAAAAAGCTATCAGCCCGTCGAGCAAGGCGTCGATGGCCTCGGCCAGGCTGTCGCCGGCCAGGGCCCGGCCGAAGTCCTGGTCGCTCAGTTCGCGCTGTTCGACCTCGGGCAGGCAGACCAGGTAGAGCACGTCGACCAGCAGCACGGGGTCGGCCAGCAGGCGCACCAGGCAATCGTTCTCGGCCTGGTGTGGCTGGGCACAGACCAGATCGGTGAGATTCAGGCCCGTGTGTTCCTTCACCCTGCGCAGGGTGGCCACGTCGATGTGCACGTGCCAGAGTCGGCCGGCCCCGTCGCGGAACGTGCCCGGCAATCGCGCAGGCGGGCAGGCCCGCCGGCGGCGGATCAGCAACCAGCAGGCCGCCACAGCCAGCAGCAGTCCGACCACCACAAAAGGCGTCATTCCTGCACCTCCACGGCCTCCGGCGGCACGGTGCTGGAGGCGTCTGGACGCAGGGTGATGGTGACGGTGTGCGCATCGTCGATCGGCGCGCCGTCGGCAAACTTCGTGACCACCCAGTCCGCCCAGAAGCCTTTCGTGTCCACGGTGTCCTTGTCGCCGTCGAGGACGGCAAGGGCCACCGTGGCGCCCTGGAAATAGGCGTCCCGCAGGGCCATCAGGTGCGTGTCCGCGGGATCGTACACGAAGGTCAATTCCAGGCTGGCCTTCTTGAGCCCCTGGAAGACCGTTTCGTAGCCGACACCACGGCGGGTGGCCGTCAGTTCGTTGGCCTCGTGGTCGAGCGAAATATCGCCGGCCGTGACGATCTCCTCGAGGTTTTCCGGTGCGCCGCTGGCCGGCCAGGCGGAGCGCGGGCCGTTGGTCAGCCGGTATAGTCTGGGCTCAAAGCCTCGTTGCAGGGTCATGGCTTGTGTCCTTTTTCAGCCGATTCTGTCGCGCCAGATACGGCGCAGGTGGGGAAGGGACTTTTCCAGGGCCGGCCCCATGAAGGGGCGGGCGCTGATTTGGGCGGTCTTTCGGCGGCCGAAGCTGGTGATGGTGGCTCGGCCGCCGTGTTCCAGGGCTTCGGTAGCTTCGCCGGATCGGCCGGGGAGGGCCTGCGGGCCGACGATCACGGTCAGGTCGGCCGGTGAGCGCGCGTAGAGAATCGAACCTCGCAGCACACCGGTGTGGCTGCGGGGCGGCCGGCCGGGCTGGCTGGAATGTTTTCCCGGCTTGATGGATCGGCGGGCCACCTTGCGCACGTAGGCGGCCAGGTAGGCCAGGTTGCGCATGGCGGAGCGCCGGGCGGCCTGCTGCACGCGCCGGGCGTGCCATTCGATTCGCTTCAGCATCACCAGCGGCTGGATCATTCCGGCGGATCGACAACAAGGGTAAGTGTGAGCACGCGCAGGAACACCCTCTGGCCGGCCAGGGCCTCGTCGTAGGCATCGATGCCGGCCTCGTCGGTATCCACGTCGGTGATGGCGGCCGGGTAGCCGGCCAGGGTGCGTCCCAGCAGGTGGCGGGCCATGGTCGCGCAATCGTCCACCAGCTCGTCCAGGGCCGGGTCGACGGCCGGATCGGCCTCTGGGCCGGACCCGAGTGGTGGCTGGGGCAGCTTGGCGGTCATGGCCAGGTCGAATCGTGCCACGTGTTGCGGCCGTCTTCGGCCCACCAGCCGGGTATCGATCAGCCGTGGAACCAGCAGCACGTACAGCCGGCCGGGCTCCATGTCCGCTACTGCCATGCGCGGCAAGTAAGACGGCCGGCAAGCGAACGGCCGGCGGCAGGGAGCGGCTTGGACTTCTGCCTTGAGGGCCTCGGTCAGGGTGGTGGTCAGGCTTGGCATTTGATCGTTTGGATCAGCAGTTCGTAGGCGGCCGGGTCTGCCGGGTTGGCGGCCGGCGTGGCCTGGTGGTCGACCACTTCCCAGGTCTCCGGGCCGTCGCTGATGCGATCCCCGCGGCGCGGGGTTGCCGGCTGTCCGGCGAGGATCAATTCCTCGGCCAGGACCAGGTACTCGCGGCGTCGGGTGGTGAACCCGTGATCGTCGAGTTCGCTGGTATCCCGGGCCAGCACCGCCAGGAGCTCGACGGTCTGCTCGTTCTCGCCGGGTGCGGCCGGCGGCCGGCGATAGGTGATGGTGCGTCCGGCAGCGGTGCGGATCAGGCGCACCGCTGCCTGGAAGGACTCATCATAGGAAGTCATCTGGGCCGGGCCTCAGACCTTCAGGTTGACGGTCATGCTGGCGCCGCTGGCGTCGCCGGTGCCGGAGTTGGTGGCTGTGACACGCACGTAGCGTTCGCAATCGCTGGGGATGGCGAAGCGGGCGGTGGCGGCCGCCGCGCCCGCCCCGCCGGCGCCGGTCTGCACCAGCACGGCGTCTGCCAGGGTCTTGGGCGAGGCGAAATTGGAGGCGGAATCGCTCTCGACCTTGTAGGTCATGGTCTTGTCGTCCGGCAGTTGGGCGGCAGTCAGGGCCGGGGCCAGGATTTCCAGTTCCATGGGCGGCCGGGCACCCCGGTCGGTAAGCGGGCCCAGGTCGATCGCGTCGGTAGAGCTGGAGGCGGCGCCGTTGGGCAGGGCCTTGGTCTTCTGGGCGGCCAGGACGTTTGCGTTTGCACGTTCCATGGGATCACCTTTGGATTCGGGTTGGGTTCAAAAGGTTGGTTGGGATCAGAGGGCGAGCTTCTCGTCGTTGCGGATGCTGTCGGTGGTGAAGATGGGGATCGGGCCTTCGGGACCGTCGATCGTATCAGGCCAGGGCGCGGGGGCTCCGGTCGGGCTGGTGGCGGTGCGCGAGTTCTTCAGTTGCCGGCGGCTGCGGCGAGACATGAAGATTGCGTTGGGCGGCCGGCCGGCCGGGAACTTCTCCAGCAGTTCATCCAGCAGATCGTCGGTCAGTCCCTTGCCGCTGTCGGTGGTCAGCTTCTTGATGCGGCCGACCGAATAGACGGAGCCGACTTGCAGGCCCGGGCGCAGGTAGAGTTCCTGGTGGTAGCCGGTGTAAGGGTTGCCGTTGGCGTCGGTCAGACGCACTTCCACCGGATCGGTCACTTCCACCCGGCCGCCTTCGCCCAGGACCCACTGCACGTCTTGCGGGCCGAACCGGACGGCCCAGACGCTGCTGGCCTTATCGTCGGTCGTGCCGCCGGCATCGACCACCATGTTGGTCGAATCGTGGGCCTGGAGCAGACCGGGGAAGGCGTTGCTCTTGCCAAAGGTGGCATCGTCGCCGTAGAAGAAGGCGGTGCCCAGGGCCTGGAAGGCCCCCTGGGTGATGCCCAGGGCCTCGAGGGCCAGGAAGGCGGCGGCGCCTTCCTCGTAGGCGTCGGCGTCGGCCTTGTCCACCTCGAAGATCGGGTTGAGCAGATAGCACTCGATGGTGCGCTGCTCGAAGGCCGAGTGGTCCACGGCGGTGCCCTGTCCGGAGGTGCGAAAGCCCACGGCCGGCACGGCGGTGCGGACCTTGGTCTTGTAGTTCAGGCCGCGGATGGTTTTCGCGGCGGCCAGTCTGGCCTCTTCGATCAGTCCGACGGCGGCATCGGTGCCGTTCAGGGCAACGATATCCAGCAACGTCGGCATGGCGAAGGCGTTGCGCAGGTAGTCGCGCAGGTCCTGTTCTCGACTATTGAGGTTGAGGGCCTTCATGTTCTGTTTCCTTTTCGTTGACGGGGATCTGAGCGGGACAGCGTGACAGGTGTGTCAGTTTCTGCCGGGCAGCCGAATGGCCGCTGCGAAACGGGCCAGGGACGGGCCGAGCGTGGAGCTGAGTCGCTCGTCTGTCTCGGCCGACTCGCCGGGTTCGGAAAATTCCACCGGCTGCTGCTCGCCGCGCGGAATCGCGTCCAGGCGGGCCTGGAGCTCGTCGGCCCGCTGCTGTGCCTCGCTCAAGTCGGC